CTTAATGATGCCTATATATATAACATAAACAATAACACTAACAATAACAGTTATAATAAAAAAACTAACACTATCGTGTTAGCAAAAAAAGAAATCGATTCAGAAAATTTAGAAACGACCAATTTGGTTCATGAACCAACAGAGGTTCATGCTTGCGAAAGCCCACCAGAGCAAATCGCAACAGCATCAGAAACCCAACCATCCCCTCACGAGCAAGAGAAAGTTCCCCAAAAAGCAAAACAAGCGCAAGCTAATCGCGGTTGTCGATTGCCAGAGGATTTTGAACCCGATTACGATTTTGCAATCGAAGAGGGCTTACCCCCAGAGCGTGTAAAAGTCGAAATCGCAAAATTTCGAGATTATTGGAAAGCTAAAGCAGGCAAGGATGCATGCAAAGCTGATTGGAAAGCAACATGGCGTAACTGGGTGCGAAAGGCTATCGAGGATTTAAAGAAAGGACAAAACTATGGAAATTACCCTCAAAAGCAAAAAAGCATTAGTGAACGCCTCGCAGACAGCGTCCTTGATATCGGATCTAGAGGTTACTTTGAAGCACATTCACGGGATGATAGCAGAGGGGTTCCCTTTGGTTTTGAAGGATGGCAGCCAGTTAACCAAACAGCAGGAAACGATAGCCTTAGATGCTTGTGATCAATTGCAAGAGCTGTTTTCAGTGAAAGCGAGCAAAGAGGACATAGCCAAGGCACTTCGGATGCTTTCATGTGGTTTAAAGATATCACAACAGGCAGATCATGCGGGGATGGCGTTGACCTATGGAATGGTTTTGGAAAATGTTTCTGCATGGTCACTGATGACAACGGTTAAACGGATTTTGTGTGATGAGATAGAAGGTTTATCCGATACGTTTTTCCCTAGCACTCGCGAGCTTGTGAGATTGTGTCGTGATCTAGAAAACAGGCTTTTGACCAAAGCCAGTCTTGTTCGCAAGGCTGTTTTGAACACCCGTGCAAAAAGGCTGAAAGAAAAGGCAGCAAGAGAGCATTTTAGTCCATTAAGGGTTGTTCACAAACAAGAGCTCGAAAAAGTTTTAAATGGCATTGGGGAAAAAATAAAAACATTTGAGACAGCAAACTAGTGAAAAATGCTGATCATTTTTGGATTAGACATGCGTTTAAATCTACAAAAAAAGCACCGTACAGAGCGATTTGGTATTTTTTGAAATTACCACGTTGGAGGTAAAAACGACTCTGTACGGTCAAATTTGAGGCAAATAGACCAATTGGTAAAATTATGGACTAAAAGCATGGGTATTTTAAAACATCTGTTCTTAAAAAAACGTAAACGGCCAAGGCAAAAAGAGTTTGTTGCAACGGCGGTTGGCTATGTTCCATGGGGCGATGGAGCAGAAGAGTATTTTTACAACCTCTACGAATATGAAGATGGCACAAGAGAGTGTGAAAAGTTTGATGGCGGCCAGTATTACACCATACCAGAAAATGCAGATTTTAGCACAAAAGCGCAGGTGAAAGCGTGGGTTTATGGGGGTGGTATTCCGAAAAGCGTTCTCAATTACGAACCTCTGATTGATGAAATCAACAAAGGCATAAAAAACTATCGGAAACCGCTTGATGCGCTTTAAGTGGAGGAAAAGTTAACGCATCGAACGAAGCATGGCGTCACGTAAAATGGCGTTAATCCGCGTTTGATACCCTTTCCCTTGACTCTTAAGCCACGCTAGCACATCTGAATCCACACGCACTGTTGTAACAGTTTTAGTGGGTTTATAGAATGGATTACGAACGGCGTTTTTCCAAAATGCATCATTGAGTGGTGGAATATCACTATGATCAATTGCACTGTCTGGCATTGCAGCCAGTTTATCAACTTCAACTCTCTGTTTATCTGTCAAAGGTGATAAGTTACCTACATCAATTTCATAACGAACTTTCTTCTTCATAACGTTTCCTCTCTTTCGAATTGGCGCGCCGCGCTGAAATAATACGGATTACCTCTATGCCATCTTTATCATCATGGACAGTATGCGCTACAAGCAGCAGTAAAAAGCCATCCACAAGCCCCAAAGTTTGCCAACGATATTCTCCGTTTTCAATACGGTCCTGTTTAACCATAGCGAATGGATCTGCAAAAACACGTGCCGCTATTTCAAAACTTACACGGTGCTTTCTAAGATTACTTTTTGCTTTAGTTTCATCCCATTCAAATCTTATTTTCATATCTTATGTTAATACATTTATGTATGTATATCAAGAGTTTTAAATAAATACTGAACTATCTATGTTTTTTTGCATATTAAATGTAATTTAATACTTTAAAAACTGTTATTAATAATCTGAATTATTTGAATAAATATGCAAATCATGATAAGATTTTTCATGTATAAATTGCAAATCTAATGGGGCTACAAATATGCTAAATAAAGTGACATTAATCGGGCGCCTTGGTGCTGATCCCGAAAGTAAAACTATGACTTCTGGAGCAGAAGTAGTCAATTTTCGTATGGCAACTTCTGAAAACTATACAGATAAAAAGACCAATCAAAAAATAGAAAAGACAGAATGGCATTCCGTTGTAGTTTTCAATCCCCATTTAGCAAAAATTGCACTTCAATACCTAAGCAAAGGTTCAAAAGTTTACATAGAAGGAAAATTACAAACACGGAAATGGAAAGATAAAAACGGTAGTGAACATTCTTCAACAGAGATTGTCTTACCACAATTCAAAGGCGAATTATATTTACTTGATTCAAAGAAAAATCAACCTGCATCCCCTGCCCCTTCATCTGTCACTACAAAAAGTTATGCTGTAGCTTCAGGAGCCGCTGATTACAGTACATCTTTTAATGATAGCATACCATTTTGATTGAAAAAATATGACAAAGAGAAAAAAACGTGCAAAACGCGGACGTCCACGGATTCAGGGGTGTATCAGAGAACCAAATGGACGCATCTCGCGAGCAAAAACACCGCGTGATCCTGTTGATCAATTGGCAATTAAAATGCGTGCAAAACGCTTTGGTTTGACATTACAAGAAGCTAAAAATCCGCTTTCCGGTACCTATATCGGGCGACTTTATTTGCAAGGCGAAATCAATCAAGACCAATATGATGCTGCGCAAAAATATCTTGAAGTGAAAAACAATTACCTGTGTGCAAAAGCATTACCTAATGCAATTTATGATGACTTTACTCCTTCATCAAATGAGGAGGCACAAAAACGGTGGGTTGAAAAGGCAACCTATCGCTATCAAGCCGTGCAAGAGGCGATAAGAGAAGCACAACACCTCTATAGACAGTATAATCTTTACGCCGCTATACAATATCTTGTTATAGAAGACCAAACATTGCCACATCTTGTGAATTCATTGCGTGTTGTTCTTAACGCGCTTCATAAACATTTTAGTCGTTAAAAAAAGAATTGACATCAAATGAGAAATTATTAAAATGTGTATATATTTACACATTATGAGTTTGGGGAATGGAACAAGATAGTCGAAAAATCATTGCAAAATTAAAACGTGATGGTTTTGAACTTGTCAAAGTAAAAGGCTCTCATCATAAATTTAAAAAAGATGGTAAGGTTGTTATTGTTCCACATCCTAAAAAAAATCTTCCGATTGGTACAGCACGTTCTATCGCACAACAAGCAGGCTGGTTAAAAAAAGGAGAAGAAGAATGAAAAGATTTTTTGCTCTTGTTCATAAAGATGAAGATTCTGCTTTTGGTGTTCAGTTTCCTGATTTTGAGGGACTTTTTTCTGCTGCTGATGAGGAAGAAAATTTAATCGCAAATGCAACAGAAGCACTTCAACTTTATTGTGAAGATATAGATACAGTGCCTATTCCTTCAAAATTTGAAGAAGTCATACAACGGCAATCTGTTAAAACAGCTTTGTCAGAAGGAGCTTTTTTAATACAAGTCCCCTTTATTGAAAATGATGCAGAAGTGGTGCGCACAAATATATCTATTGAAAGAGGGCTTTTGCGTGCCATTGATGATTGTGCACAAGAAAGAGGCTTAACAAGATCTGCTTTTCTGGCAACAGCAGCGCGTCACGAGCTTAATATTTAGATTTTTTTCTTTTTGGGCTGTGTCAGTACATACGATTTTGTTTCTAAAAACACCATATTTAGGTAAAAAAATAAAAAAAACACAAAATCATGATTTTTTTGTTGACATGGTGTAAGAAATCGTATTTAATGACGGTACGGCACTAGTTGTATTGTGTCCAAAATTCAAAAATATTCCCAAAAATTCAGTAAAATGTGAACTTGAAACGTGGCTAGAAAGCCCTGTTTTCTTGCTAATTCTGGCTAATAAATTTTTCAAATAACAAAAATCAATATTTGACTCATGATGTCATTAAATAATTCCCCAAAAGGAGCTATGATGAAAGCTGTCATCACTAAGCCAATGTGTGTCGTTGGCGACAATAAAAGCACCGTTCGTTTTGAACCTTCAACACAAACTACCCCATTTGTTGAAATTTCCAATCAGGTCTATGCACGTCTCAAGCGTGCCAATGCTGTAAAACCTTTTGTTGAGATCAAAACAACAGCAAAACCTGATAAGGCAGTTGAAAAGGTTGAGAAAGCAGAAAAAGAAATTGTACAAACATCAACTGAACCAGTGGTAGAGGAAATCACACCAGAACAACCAAAAGCATCTAAAGCTTCCAAGTCATCAACACCTACCACAAAAAAGACTTAGAAGTTGAAATTAATCATCCGCCAAAAATGGTATCTTCAACAGGTAAAGGATACCTTTACAAGTCTTCAAGCACCACGCCTTAATTGGGCTTTGCGGAATGCTCTAAACACCACAGCAAAGCAAGTCGAACGCTTTACTGAAACGAAAGTTGCCAAAGTTACATCAGCCAAATCAAAGCGTATCAAGCAAGGCGTTTATATTAAAGAAAAGGCTACAGCAAAGTTCCTTGAGACAGATATCATTGGTTCTGGAACACCAATACCTCTTAAATTTTTTCAAGCAAGAGAAACAAAACGCGGTGTAACTTACAAAATGTTTGGAAAAAAAGAAATCTTACCTCATGCTTTTATCAAAGGTGGAAGTTTTCCAAAGCGTGTTGATTTAAAAAAGCTGAATGGTAATGTCTTTCAAAGAGCGGATGGAGATCAATTCCCCATTGCAAAACAAGAAGGACCCTCAATTGCTGGAGTGATGTCCAAGCCAGAAATTGCAAGTGCTATTGTAAAAGAAGCCAATGAAAGATTAATCGCCAATATACAGAGACAACTTAAACGTCAAGAATATGCCGCCAATAAGAAAGCGAAATAATGTTCTTATGCTATGCCTATCTGCTACACAATAAGATTTTCTTTCTTGACAAGATTCACAGAAAACATATATCGTTAAATCAGGTGCCTGAAAACACCTTAAAACAACAAGCGGATTGATTACCGAAATAATCAGTCTTCTGTATATTAAAGGCTTTGACTCATTATATGCTGCGCGCATATAATAGCTTCGTCGGGTGTGGTTATGCTATACAATACCCTTGTGGGGAAAGCATAACGACGGGCTTGTTGCCGTGTTTTCAGCGCCCGATACCCTTCTGGGTGTCAATGAAAACCTAATCAACAAGGAGTTCATTATGAACACTCTTATTAAAATTACAGAACAAATGATTGATCAAGAAACTGTTCAAACCGTCAATGCACGAGAATTGCATACGTTTTTAGAAGTTAATGTACGTTTCAATGATTGGATCGCACGGCGGATAGAAGAGTATGATTTTCAAGAAAATCAAGACTTTATGAGTTTTACTCAAAAAAGAGTAAAACCTAAAAGCGGTCGTCCAAGTACAGAATATCATCTCACTTTAGACATGGCGAAAGAGCTTTCTATGGTTGAACGTAATGAGAAAGGACGTCAAGCCCGTCGTTACTTTATCGAGCGTGAAAAGAAACTAAGAAACCAAGCTGTTGATTATGATAATGATACGCGCTTTGATTTACCAAGCTATTGGGAAGGTATGAATGCTGGCGAAAAAGTTTTATATCTTTTAGGTCCTATTCATATGCGTCTTCTTGATGCCTTCAGAGTAGATGAAGAAAACAGAAAATACAAAGCTCTCATTAAAGAAGCAAAACAGGTATTAGCTAGATCTGTCGTAAAAGCGGCTTAGATTTAAAAACTGATTTCATCTTCTCCTCTTTCAGAGTGGAGAGGATGTTAATTTAAAGAAGATTGCCAATTATGCCTCTCCTGTTTCAGAAAAAAACACAATAAAAACAATGCAAAAGGTACTTCCCAGCGGGTTGGGTCTGTTGCGGGGCAGGCTAGCGCGAACTATCGCTAGCGACAGAATTTTCAAATTGACTGTACATTGTACACTTAATGTATTGATAAATAACAATTCCAATATGTACACTGTACAGTATGTGATTATTTTTAGATAAAAATTATTTTTATTCTTGACATTATTGCGTCAATGTCTATTTTCGAATCAGGTGCCTCAAAAACACCTTAAACCAGCAGCGGATAGATTGCCGAAACAATCTCTTCTCCGCCAATTAAAAACTTTGACTCATTATATGCGTGTGGCATATAGTAGTTTTGTCGGGTGTGGTTACGCTATACAATACCCTTTTGGGAAAAGCGTAACGACGGGCTGTTGGCCGTGTTTTTGAGCGCCCGGCACTCTTTTAGAGTGTCAATCAAAAACATCTAACCAACAGGAGTTCTTATGAACACTCTCATTCCAATATTGGAACAAACTGTTGGACAGGAAACTGTTCAAACCGTTAACGCGCGTGAGTTGCACACATTTTTAGAAATAACATCAAAGTTTGCAGATTGGATTAAAAATCGCATTAAAGAATGTAACTTTCGAGAAAATCAAGACTTTATAGGTTTTTCTAAAAATTTAGAAAAAGGTGGGCGCCCAAGCATAGAATACTACCTCACATTAGATATGGCTAAACACCTTTCGATGATCGAGCGTAATGATAAAGGGCACGAAGCACGTCAATACTTTATCAAATGTGAACGGCTTTTGAAACAAGTAGCAACACCACAAGTTGACTACTCCAAGCCCGAAGCATTACTTGGCGTTTTGAATCACTTACAAAGCCAAATTGAGCAGAAAGATCATGTTATTTCTGAGTTAACACCAAAAGCAAAAGCTTTGGAAGGCTTAAAACGTTCTGATGGTTTGTTTGGCTTAATTGAAGCAGCAAAGATGTTAGAAGTACGACCAAAAGATTTAACGGATTACTTGCGTAAACATGATTGGGTGTATCGGCGTGCTCCAGGGGCGCCTCTGTTACCTTATCAGGATAAGATCAAGAAAGGATTCATGGATTGCCCTGCTATTACCATTCAAAGACCGGATGGTACAGAAAAGGTGCTGCCTTCAACGAAAATTACATCTAGAGGATTGGCTTGTTTGAGAGAACAAATCCATGGAGGTATACAATGAAGTGCAGTGTCGATTTCTTATGTGATTTGTGGATAGCGTTGTCTCAATTTTCCAATCATCAAAGCGTTGGAGATGAGGATTGTAACACGCTGGTGCAAGTCATGGGTGTGGTGGAAAAAGCTTTGATTTTAAAACTTCAAGATGAGGTGCCCAATATTACAAAGATTTTAGCAGTTCTTACAGACTTTGGAGCTTCAGAGTTTCCCACAACTATTGACCCTTTTTTGAAAGCTTACAATCCAGACTTGGAGATCCCCATTAAAAAGGTTGCTTAAGTTTAAAACTCCCTCCCTTCAAAAGTGGGGAGGTGGTTGGTTTAGCTGCCACTTTCTTTTTTAAAGACTTCATCCCTACGTGTTCGCCAGTCTTTTCCTTGTTTCTTAAAAGAGGCAATAACACGTAAGTTCACCACAAAGAATATAACAAATCTGATCCCAGTCCTATTATTATTACACTTAAAATAAATGAATATATAGCTTCAATTATAACCCACATCTTAATAACTTCAATTAGTTAAAGCATAAATCTAATTCGTTTTCCTAAATGTTAAACAAGACAACAGTATGTCAATATCTTAAAAAAATCATATTTATCTTGTTATACTATGAAATCTCATTATTTTAAAGTTGAGAGCTAGTTTGCTTTAGCTGCCACTTGCTTTTTTAAAGACTTCACCCACGTTTATGGCGCTCTTCTGTTACATATTTAAAGAAGGAGGGTAGTAAAATATCTTTGGCTGACTTTAAGCGTGCAAGTTCTTCATTTGTCAATGGTAGAGAATGCACGGCTTCCAAATCTTCTTTTGTGTAGCCGCATCCTTCTTCAAAGGTTTTTTTGAGAACCAATAATTCTTGTGTGACTTGAAGTGTATCCACTTGCATACCGGAATATATACCCGATTATATCAGACCGTCAATTATCTGTTACCTCGAAAATCTCCTGAGTGGAAAGATCATTAAGCACATTCAAATTTATTGATTTTAGAAAATTCGTCTGCTTTTTCAGTTTGTAATATACTAACGTCGTAAGCAGCTTGCATGTTAAGCCAAAATTCAGCAGTGGTATCAAAAAAATAGGCTAATCTTAGTGCTGTATCGGGAGTTACTGGACTGTTTTCAGCAACAATACGTTCTATCCTCGTACGTGGAACATTCAATGCTTTTGCAAGAGCATAAGCAGAGAGAGCATATTCTTTTAAATATTCCTCCCGTAAAATTTCTCCGGGATGAATAGCAATATAATTTTTCATCTCGACCTCCTACAGATCAATGATAATCTACGATTTCAACTTCATAGGCGCTATTAGAACGCCACTCAAAACAAATACGAAACTGGTCATTAATACGAATAGAATATTGACCTTTACGCTCTCCTTTCAATGCCTCTAGACGATTTCCCGGAGGACTGCGCAAATCTTTGAGATCAACCGCTTTATCGAGCATAAACAATTTTCTTTGGGCTGTACGTACTAGAGTTGAGGGAAAGCCTATGGGCGAATTACCTTCTAAAAGATCTTTACAACGCTTATCTGCAAAAGATTCAATCACCAAATCACCTTCATTCGCTCTTTTGCGTATCATATCATGATACCAATCTAAAAAAAAGATGAATGTTGAAAAATATTTAGCAAAAGAGATGGAAATGAATAAGAAGCATCGGCATGGTCTCTCGGTTCGTGCATTTGCGAAAAAGATGTGTGTCTCTCCTAATGCGGTGGTTTCACGATTTAAGACAGGTAAATTTGATGCGGCTCTTTTTGAAGATGGTTCTGTCAATGAAACCCTTGCCACAGCTATCTGGAATGAGAATCCAACAAAGCGTTCTGCCCCACTTTTAGCACCTGATGGACAACGGCGGACAAAGATCAAACAAGCCTCAACAGATGGAGCCAACGAATACAAGATAAAACTGGAGCGAATGCAAGTTGCGCTAGCAAAAGAAAAGATTGCTCTGGAAAAGTTACGAGAAACAACTGTTGATCGTGAAGAAGTAAGAAAAGAAGCATGGAACTTTGGAAGAGCGCATCGAGATACAATGCTCAATTTTGCCTATCGCTTTGGTGCTGAAATTGCGGCGCAAGTGGGATGTGATGCTGCGAGCCTTATTGGAGCTATCGATCATCATATGCGCAAAGCTTTAATGGAAAATGTCGTCCCTGTTTCTTTTCACGATCCCAACATTTTAGAAGAGAATCCAGAACATGACAAATGATGCTTCTCCCCCATCCTCTGGTGCTGGGCTCTTTTTTTCCTATGCGAATGAAGGACGCCGTCCTGACCCGCCTTATACTGTTTCCGAGTGGGCTGATAAAAATCGTTATTTGAGTACAGTCACGAGTGCTGAGCCTGGATTATGGAGGACTATACGTACCCCCTATTTACGAGAGATCATGGATAATCTTTCTGTTTATGATCCGACTGAAACAACCATTGTCATGAAAGGGGCACAGGTTGGAATGTCGGAAGCAGCGTTGAATTTTTGTGGTTATGCCATTCATCATAGTCCAGGACCGGCACTTTATGTGATGCCAACAGTTGAGACCGCTAAGAAACTGTCAAAGTCTCGTCTTGATCCGATGATTTCAGCTAGCCCTGCTTTAAGTGAACGCATTGCCCCTGCTCGTGCACGAGACAGTGGAAATACAATGTTTTCAAAGGAATTTTATGGGGGAACATTGATGATTACCGGAGCAAATAGTGCTGCTGGTTTACGTTCTTCTCCTATTCGCTATTTGGTTTTGGATGAAGTCGATGCTTATCCATTGAATGTCGATAATGAAGGCGATCCTGTAACAATTGCTGAAAAGCGAACCTCTGCTTTTATTCAACGTAAAATTTTTAAATTGTCCACGCCAACACACCGTGACACAAGCCGTATTGCCAAAGATTTCATGCTAGGAGACCAGAGATATTACAATGTCCCTTGTGATGCGTGTGGGGTTCTACAGCCCATTGTTTGGTCACAAATTAAGTGGCCAAAAGGCGCCCCCGAAAAAGCTGTTTTTGTTTGTGCGCATTGTGGTCATGAACATGCAGAACATCACAAAGCTACCTTAATAGCGGAAGAAAACGGTGCTTGCTGGATCGCAACACAGGAGCCAAGTAAGCCTCGTCTGCGTTCTTACCATATTTCAGCACTCTATTCACCATGGCTGACTTGGGGCGACTGTGCGCGCGAATTTTTAAGAGCCAAAGAAGACCCTGCTCTTTTACAGGTTTTTATTAATACAGTGCTTGGAGAGCCATGGGAAGACAGAACAGGCGAAGTCATCGATACCGATAGTCTTTATGCAAAACGCGAAGATTATCCCATCGCACCAGAACAAGCCGTGTTGTTGACAGCCGGCATCGATGTACAAAACGACCGCTTAGAGCTTGAAGTGGTGGGATGGGGGCGTGGTGAAGAAAGCTGGCATATTGATTATCAGGTCATCCCTGGTGATCCCTCTTCTTTTGAAGTATGGGACCAGATAGATGAGTATCTTGCAAAACGCTGGCCGCACTCTGGTTACAAAGACGGCATCAGGATAACGGCTGCTTGTATTGATACCGGTGGTGGACACACACAAGCCGTTTACAATTATGTGCGCCCTCGTGAAGGACGGCGCATCTGGGGGATTAAGGGGCAAGCGGGATGGCGAGCAGTATGGCCACGCCGCCCAAGCAGAAACAATAAGGGACAGATTAATCTCTATATTGTTGGTGTTGATGCGGCAAAAGATATTATCACGGCACGATTTAAAAAATCCGGTCCTGAAGCATCAGGGGCTGGTGCAACACACTTTCACAAAAACCTTGATCGAGAATATTTTGACCAGCTAACCGCTGAAAGAAAAGTCATCAAATATTTTAAAGGCTTTAAGCGCATTGAATGGCAAAAAAGCGAAAAGGCAAGAAACGAGGCTTTAGATTGTAGGGTCTATGCTTATGCCGCTTTACAAGGTCTGATTTCGGCAGGAATAAACCTTAATCGAGAAGTCGATATCTTAGAAGAGCGTCTGGAAAAACTTAAAGTTGAAGGCTCTTTAGAACAGCCAATACCAAGACATGCCCCCTCTCCTGCTCCAAGAAGATCTCAGACCGCACAGCCTCAAAAGAAGCCATTCAGAACAATGATGAATCCTTATATGCGAGGGGATTGGAGGTAATTTGTGGGTGAAACTTTAGAACCAATTAACAGCAAAATTGACAGACTTGAAAATTTAAAAAGGCGGCGTGAGCAAATTGAAGAAGCTCTTTATTCGGGAGCACAATCGGTGCGCCATGGCGATAAGCAAGTAAGCAATCGTTCTGTTGAGGAACTCCGCAGAGCGCTTGAGATGCTGAACACACAAATAGCGGACCTTGAAGGACGCAAGCGTTCACGCGTTTTCTATTTTAATATATCACGAGGCTATTAATGGCTGGTTTTTTCAATAAACTCACGGGCTTTTTTAAAATTTCTCGTCAACACAATCCCCATTTTGAAGCAGCAAGTAAAAGCCGTCGCATGGGTGGTTTTGACCCCGCAAAAAAACATATCAATAAAGCCATTGAGGAATGCGGTGATACCATTGTTGCCCGTTCAAGATGGCTTTATGACAATGAAGCTCTTTATGGTTCTGCAACGGAGGAATGGGTCTCTGCGGCTGTTAGTGACGGTATTAAACCATATCCTCGCATTGAAGGATTTCAAGAAGAAAAGAAAAAGCTTTTAGACTTATGGTGGCAATGGGTTGATGAAGCGGACTATGATGAAGATGCCAATTTTTATGGACTTCAAGCAACCATTGCACGAGAGGTTTTTTTAACCGGAGAATGCTTTGTAAGACTACATTATATTAAACAGTGTGGGTACTCTGGTGTCCCTCTGCAATTGCAAGTTTATCCCACTGAAATGCTGGATCTCACTTATAATGGTCCTGCTGAGATTGAAGGCAATTACATTCGTATGGGGATTGAATTTAATGCCAATGGTAAGCGCGTTGCTTATCATTTCTGGGAACATCACCCCCATGATGATTGCCCTGCAAACAGTGCATTTAAGAGCCAAGAGCGCGTGCGCATCCCTGCTGAAATGGTCCTTCACATCAAAGAACGCCGTATCGCAGGACAATTGCGCGGTTCTCCTAAAATAACGCGCTGTATGACAAAGATCTTTCAACTGGAATCCTATGATGATGCAGAGCTTGAACGAAAAAAAACAGCAGCTCTTTTTGCAGTGTTTATTACAGGGACGGAATCTCATGAGGCAGAGTTAGAGGACAATCGTAAAAAAACGAAAATTGAACAGAAGGTAGAAAAGAAGATTGAAGAGGTACCCGAAGAGCATCCAATTTACCCTGGCTCAGTTAACGTGGTCGATGGCGACAAACAAATTACATTCTCAAGTCCTGTTGAGGTTGGTGGTTCTTATGAAGCCTTTCAATTTCGCAATATTATGAGAATTTGTGCAGCTCTCAATATGCCTTATGCCGTTGTGACTGGAGACGTTACGCGGGGGAATTTTTCCAATGTGCGTACCTCCATCATTCAGTTTAGACGTCACGTCACACAATGGCGCGAACATATCATTGCTTTTCAGTTTAACCGCATTATTTGGGAGCGTTTTGTTGAAATGGCAGTGCTTGGCAAATGCGTAAAATTACCGAGCTGGGAGGAAAATCCCTTACCATGGCTTCAATGTGAAAGCTTTGCGCCCCCGCTTGAAATGATTGATCCAAACAAGGATATCTCGGCGGAAAAAGAAGAAATTCGCGCAGGATTAAAGACACGACGTATGGCACTTGCCGAGCGCGGCTTTGATATCGACAGCATTCATGCCGAACTTGAAGAAGAACACACAGACGCTCGTGCACGTGGTTTATCTTTTGATACGGATATGGCAGCGCCCTCTGGTGAAACGACTCATTTCACAGATTCAGACCCTTCTGAGACTTATGAAAGTAACCAAGGAAGCGAGGCACATGCAAATGGCGAATAATCTCGATATGCCGTTCTTGGCATCACGGCTTTTTGGTGTTCCACATATGCTTGCCTCGACAAAGCTTGATGTCATCCTTAATGCTCTTGCGCCGCGTCTTTTTGCTGGAGAAAAATTTGCCCCTAGGGCTTTTTCGCAAGAAGATACAGAAGCTTTAAGACCCCCTGAAACTTATGTGGTGCAAAACAATGTTGCCATCCTACCGGTTCATGGCACACTCGTGCGCCGCGGTGCATGGCTTGGGGCGCTCTCAGGGTTAACCTCTTATGAAGGTTTAAGGGCTTCTTTTCGTGAAGCCATTGCACAACCTGATGTTCGCGCTGTCTTACTTGATATTGACAGCGGCGGTGGAGAAGCCGGCGGTGTGTTTGATTTGGTTGAAGAGTTTCAAACACTTTCAAAACAATACGACAAGCCCATTTGGGCACATGCCAATGAATTTGCCTGTTCAGCGGCTTATGCCATTGCCTGTTCTGCCTCAAAAATATGGGTAGCTCGTACAGGGGTTGTGGGCTCGATTGGGGTTGTTTGCGCCCATCTTGACCAATCCCGTGCGGATGAAAAACACGGGCATAAATGGACCTTTGTCTTTGAAGGTGATCACAAAGTTCATGGCAATCCTCATGAACCCTTGAGCGATACAGCACAGATAAAAATGCAAGCCGATTGCGCCCTACTCTACGAGATGTTTGTCGATTTGGTAGCGCAAAATAGACGCTTAAATGCTGATGCAATTCGTGACACAAAAGCAGAAACTTTTATAGGCACCCAAGCTCTCAAACTTGGATTAGCAGATGCGCAAGGCACCCTTGCGCAAGCTTTGGAAGCCTTAACGGATTCCATATCACAAAACCCAACATCAACAGCAAAAAAAGGACAAAACACATGGCACGCACAAAATACCGCGCTGAAGAAGAGGAAGATGAAAAGATCGTCGACATCATCAACGAAGACGAAGAGGATGAAGACGATAGTGACATCGACAAAAATGCCGAAATCTTTGACGACGAAGAAAACGAAGATGAGGAGGAAGACAATGAGGACGAGGACCATGAAGACAAGCGCGAAGGCATGAAAGCCGTGCTTGAAAAAGAAAGAAAGCGCGCAAAAGCACTGACAACCCTTGAAAGGCAAGCAAAGCGCCTAGGCGTTTCTTTTGATGCAGCAAAAGCTATTCAAAACGGTATGAGTCTCGAGAAAGCACGCCAGTGTGTGTTGACGGCTGCTACCTCTCAAAGCGCCTCTTTAAAACTATCACCTTATACTCCTCATAGTGACGGAAACAGCAAGGCAAAGATCCATGAAAAATGGGAAGCAGCTTGGAGGGCAGTGAAATGAATAATATTGTTTATGACGACGTACGCAATGGCGCTTATCTTGGGCGCTACGACCCCGATATGTCAAACGAACAAGTGGTGTTTGCATCAGGAGCATTCATTGAAGCGGGAACAGTCATGGGAAAGGTGAAAGAAACAGAACAGTATGTCCCTCTTGATCCAGCAGCAACAGATGGCAGTCAAATCCCTGCGGGGATTTCTTATGCCACTGTTGATGCAACACAGGCAGAGCAACCTGCCGTCATTACAGCGCGCTTAAGTACAGTGAAAGCTTCTGAATTGCTCTGGCCAGATACAATACTGGACCAAGAAAAGATGGCAGCCATTCAGTCTTTAGAAGACAACAATAAAATTCTGTTGCGATAGGAGAATGCGCACATGGATATGAATTTTTTTAAACATGATGCTTTCTCAAGCATTACAATGATGAAAGCCATTGAAAACTATGAATTTCAACCTGGTCTTGTGAGTTCTCTCAATCTTTTTGAAGAAGTTGAAACCAGCACCACGGTGGTGGGGATTGAACGGCGTGACAATACATTTTCGCTTATTCAAACCAGTGAACGCGGAGCACCTTTAGCAGAAGGCAATAGAGAGGGTCGTAATCTTCGCTTTTTCAAAACAACACGGATTGCCAAAAGTGATACCGTAAAATCAGAAGAAATCCAAAACCGTCGTGAATTTGGCACAGAAGATCAGTTAGAGACGGCAATGAAATATATTGCCCGAAAACAAAAGAAACTGATTTCTGAAATCGAATTGACATGGGAGAATATGCAGCTTGGCGCCGTTCAAGGTGTTGTCCTTGATGCTGATGGTTCGGTGATTGTCGATTGGTACAAAGAATGGGAAATCACACCACCAAAGCCGATTGACTTTAAACTGGAGAATGAAACAACCAATGTTGCTGACAATGTTGATCGGGTTATTATGAGGATGATTGAGGCTTCAAATGGGGCATTTTCTGATCGTTCACGGATTATTGGGCTTTGTGGGAATGAATTCTTTTCCAAATTAAAAAACCATAAAACAATTCGTGAAACCTATTTAAACACAGCCTTAGCACAGACACTTAATAGCGCAGGAGGTGTTGCGACACCAAGTGCCCTTGGCTCGGGGAGCTTTGGCAGTTTTGATTTTGCGGGTGTGACCTTTATCAATTATCGAAGCATTCACAACTATAATGTGAGTGCGAAGGCAGGGACAAAACGCGCCATAGGAATTAAGCCTGATGAATGTCAATTCTTTCCTGTTGATGCGCCTGGTGTATTTCAGAAAACCTTCGCCCCTGGCGAAAGCTTGGATTTTGCCAACACGGTTGGAAAACCTCTCTACACAATGCTGATAGTCGACCATGACCGTAATGCATGGGTGAAACCTGAAGTGTACAGCTATCCGCTTTACATTTGCACACGCCCTGAAATGCTGTTTAAAGCAGTCATTGGAGGGAAATAACATGCGATGGCATGGGCTGCTAAACCAAATGGTTAAAGATGTGCGCAACACCTTTGGGCAGCCCATCATCTACACGCGAAAGGACAACCAGCAATCTTTTCGTATCACGGCGATTTACGGCATTAAGCATTCGGAATCGGACGCCGGTGGCAGAATACCCACGACAATTCCAAGAAAGGAACTTGATCTTTGCATTAATGACATTGGAGGCTTACCACCAAAGCCGGAAGATAGTGTTGTAATCATTTCCCCTGAAAACAGCAAAGCTCCCTCTTCTCAAGAGCACTTCATTGTGATAGATGTGCAAGCTTCAGAATCCGGTATGTATAAGCTTATCTTGCGGGAGATAAAGTAAAGATATGCTTATAAAGAAATGATCTAGTACATGTTTATATTTAAAAGAAAAAAATACAAATTAACAAATGAAGCAATTAAAGTTGGTGAATTTATTCTTTACCGTATTAAAGCTATCAAAAATTTTGGTACAATTAAGAAAGGTGATTTAGGTGGATATATTGAAAAAGAAAGAAACCTAAGTCCTTACGATAATTGTTGGGTTTTTGATAATGCACAGGTTTACGGAAATGGATATGTTTCTGAAAATGCTACAATTAGCGATGATGCAAAAGTTTATGGTATAGCATCGGTTTCTGGTGAAGCGCAAATTTCTGGTAAAGCGCAAATTTATGACGAGGCATCAATTTATGGAAGCGCTAAAGTTTATGACAGCGCTAAAGTTTTCGGAACAGCATCTGTTTCTGACGATGTAAAAATTTATGACGAAGCATCAGTTTCTGGTGAGGTATGCATTAACAATGCGGCATGTATTTTTGGAAACGCTAAAGTATATGGTGAAGCATTTATTTCCAAAAATGCTGAAATTTGCGGTAATACGAAGATTTATGGTGAAGCATCTATTTCCGGAGATGCACACATTTCCGGAAATGCTATAATTTACGGTGAAACATCTATTTCCGGAAATGCTAAAATTTATGACAATACAAAAATTTATGATGAGGCATCAGTTTGGGGAAATGCTATAATTTGCAATAATGCACAAGTTTTTGATAATGCAGATATCTCTGACAATGCACAGATTTTCGATAATGCACGAGTTTATGGTAAAGCATCGGTTGCTAATGAAGCGCAAATTTATGGTAATGCACGAGTTTATGGCGAGGCATCAATTTTTGACAGTGTGCAAATTTGCGGAAAAGCGCGAGTTTGCGGAACAGCAGAAATTTACGATAATGAAATTATTTCAACTGGGGTGAGAGACTAAAAACAAAAAACAAACGATTGTGAATTCAAACCTATCACTGGCTGCTTTGATTTTACTGGAAAAGAAGGGATATTCGGATCACAATTAAAGAATTTAATCGATTACTTGTGTAAAAACGATTTTTAGAAAAAAGTGATATTATTGCTTGACATTGTGACAGGAGTATGAATAATCGAATCAGGTGCCTAAGAAACACCTTAATAGTAAGCGGATTTGGTTACGAAACAATCTCTTCTCCGCACGTTTAAAGGCTTTGACTCATTGTATGTTACACGCATATAATGATCTTGTCGGGTGTAGTTATGCTATACAATACCCTTATGGGGAAAGCATAACGACGGACTTACTACCGTGTTTCTTAGCACCCGGCACTTTTTTTTAAGTGTCATTAAGAAACGTCTAAATAGTAAGGAGTTCTCATGAACACTCTTATTCCAATATTGGAACAAACAATTGATCAAGAAACTGTTCAAACTGTGAATGCACGTGAGTTGCACGCATTTTTGGGAATTACATCAAAGTTTGCAGACTGGATTAAAAATCGCATTAAAGAATGTAAATTTCAGGAAAATATAAACTTTATAACGCTTTCTAAAAATTTAGAAAACGGTGGAAAGGTAAAAGAATACTACATTACGTTAGACATGGCTAAACACCTTTCCATGATCGAGCGTAATGATAAAGGACACGAAGCGCGTTTATACTTCATTGAATGCGAACGGCTTTTGAAACAAGTAACAACACCACAAGTTGACTACTCTAAACCCGAAGCATTGCTTGGTGTCTTGAATCACTTACAAAGCCAAATTGAGCAGAAAGATCATGTTATTTCTGAGTTAACACCAAAAGCAAAAGCTTTGGAAGGTTTAAAACGCTCTGATGGGCTGTTCGGTCTTATCGAAGCAGCAAAGATGCTAGAGGTACGACCTAAGGATTTAACGGATTATTTGCGTAAACATGATTGGGTGTATCGGCGTGCTCCAGGGGCTCCCTTATTACCCTATCAAGATAAGATCAAGAAAGGATTCATGGATTGTCCTGCTATCACCATTCAAAGACCGGATGGTACAGAAAAGGTGCTGCCTTCAACGAAAATTACATCTAGAGGATTAGCATGTTTGAGAGAACAAATCCATGGAGGTGTACAATGAAGTGCAGTGTCGACTTCTTATGTGATTTGTGGATAGCATTATCTCAATTTTCTAATCATCAAAGCGTTGGAGATGAGGAGTGTAACACGCTGGTGCAGGTCATGGGTGTAGTGGAAAACGCTTTGATTTTAAAACTTCAAGATGAGGTGCCGAATATGACAAAGATTCTAACTGTTCTTACAGACTTTGGAGCTTCAGAGTTTCCCACGGCTATAGAACCTTTGTTGAAAGCTTACAACCCAGATTTGGAGAACCCCATTAAAAAGGTTGCTTAACTTAAAAACAGAACTCCCCTCCCCGTTCTTAAAATGGGGAGGGGGTTAATTCCGATGGCTTTTTTGTAAATCTCGTTCGATGAGATGTCGAATATAGCGTGTGTAAGGAATAGCTTGATTTTTAGCTTTTTCCTTTAAAGCCTTCATAAGCGCTTGAGGCAAGCGAATATTTATAGAGGCTTCTTTAGGTAAGAACTCAAAATGAACGGGTTTAAAACCAGTTAAGTCATAATCAGTAAGATCTGCAGTATCAACAAAGTTTTCTGCTTCTTCATCCGTCTTAAAAACGGGCATTTGTTTTAATTTAGAGTTTTTCATAAAAATCAATCTCCTTTTGGTGCATATAACGAGCGCTAATAGGACGCACAAACAGTTCATTCTTTATTGCTCTTAAGGTAAAAACTAAAAAAATATATCGTTCATTATAGGTTCTTCCAATGGCTCTGAAACGCTCTTCTTTAACATTGGGGTCATGCTTTATGACGAGATTTCCAGAATTGGTGAATAAATATTCAATTTCTTTTTTAGAAACTCCATGTTTGGCGCATTTTGGCCAGTTACCATCATCCCAATTTATGCCATGAACTTTGATATTTGTTACCATAACGTATGTATATCAAAATGTATCCACAAATACAATAAAAATGTTTAAAAATCAATCTGTTTAGACAGGAGCCCCCATGCATCCGAGAGAGACGATCAGGGAAAGTTTTGTTGTGTTGATCAAAGCAGCAAAAACAGCTGCTGGTGACAATGTTTTTAATATGCGTGATTTCAACTTTTCCGTTGAGAAAATGCCGGCCATTAATATCTCAACACAAAGCGAAACAATTGAAGATGGCTATGATTATGGAGTAAGGCGGCGTGTCTTAACGGTGGATGTTGAATGTTATGATACACGAGAAGATGGAGCACGTTTTGTTGACCAATTAGCATGGGAGGTTGAGGAAATTTTCTATGCCAATCCCAATCTCAATAACACCGTTGAAACATGCAGCCTGCAAAATATTGCTTTTGCCTTTGGTGATAATGGCGCTCTAGCACTCCATGGTGCCATTTTAACCTTTGAAGTTACTTATGTAACCAATATCCCCTCCCCTGATACAGAAGAAGGCAGTGTAACAGCAGAACTTGTTGAACCTTTCTTAAGGGTTGAACCAGAAACAGGCGTCAGAAACAAAGATAAATACCATAAAATCGAGGTTACTCATGTTAGAGCGGCGTGATAAAGAAATCACCGATTTAAAAAGACGTGTAGCAAATATGGTTATGGTAGGCAAAATTAGCCATGTCAACCATAAAAACGCACGCTATCGGGTAAAAAGTGGCAACCTTGTCAGTGACTGGATTCCAGACACCCAAGCCCGCGCCGGTAAAACACGCTCCTATGAAGGACGTGATGTTGGAGAGCAAGTGGTGGTTGTTTCATCATCGGGGGATTTATCACAAGGTGTGATTATTGGCTCCATTCATACAGATGCTCATCAAGCAGCCGATAAGGGCAGCATTCACCGAACGATATACCCTGATGGAACAACACTTGAATATGATGATGAACAAAACAGCTATAGCATTCATATCAAATCAGGCGGAAAGTTCATCCTCACGATTGCTGATGGTGTATCACTAAAAGGTGATGGTGGTAAGCTAGAGCTTACAGCGCCAGAAGGCATAAAAATTTCTTCAGAACGTGACTTAAGTTTAAATGCAAAGGGAGACATCTCTTTGAAAGCTAATGGGGACGTTTCACTGAATGCAAATGATAGCCTCGCTCTTCATTCCGGTAATCATGTTTCCATTCATTCAAGTGGATTAACCCATAACGGCTCTAATGTAGGAGCAACGCATGTTCACGGTGGTGTTGTTCCTGGCGGCTCCATGACAGGAGGTCCCAATTGAACACTGGAATGGACCGCACAACAGGAAAGCCATTGACCGGCATTGCGCATTTGCGCCAATCAATCCTTGATATTTTATCAACGCGGATTGGCACACGGGTGATGCGGCGTGACTATGGTTCACGCGTTGCTGAACTCATTGATGCACCGGTGAATGAGGCTTTTGCAGTTACCCTTTATGCCGCTATTGCCGAAGCTTTAGACAAGTGGGAACCGCGTTTTAAATTAAAAAAAATTGATTTTAAATGGAGTGAGGCTGGACAAGTTTTCTTGTCCTTTGAAGGCATTTATTTGCCCTCAGGCAAGCCCATCACCATGGAAGGACTATTGATACAATGAATGGAGCGCTTGCGAAACCAGAAATCATCACAGAAATTTCTTTTGAGGAAATACGAGCAGCCGCTCTTGCTCATTTAAAAGAGCTTTTGCCAAATTATCCCATCCTCGAAAGTGATCCAGCAGTCAAAGTCATTGAAGCTTTTAGCTATCGAGAACTGCTTTTAAGGCAGCGTATTAACGAAGCGGCACGCAACAATATTCTTGATTTTGCAACCGGTGAATCTCTAGATGCTTTAGGAAATTGGCATGGGATTGCCCGCATGGAGGGTGAAAGTGACGAGAGATATCGTGAACGCATTCAACTTCATGCGCGTGGTGGCAAAGGAAGTGGAACAGAACCCTATTACAAGCTTATAGCTATGTCGGCAGATAGTCGTGTTAAGGATGCGATTATTTATCGTAAAGGTAAAGATCCAACCATCTATGTTGCTCTTTTTGGCAACAATGAAGAAGGAACGGCATCTGAAGATCTCATACAAACAGTCTCACAAGCGCTTCACAGAAAAAATATCATTATGACCAATGATACAATCATTGTTCACGCTGCTGTCAAAAAAGTGGTGGATTTGGAAGCAGATGTTTGGCTGTTACCAGAAACATCTTTAAAAATTCTCACGACAATGGAAGCAAATTTAAGAGCAGCATGGAAACAAGAGCAAGCTATTGGTCGTGAATTAAGCCTCTCATGGTGGATTTCAAAACTCATGATTGCTGGTGTCCAGAAAGTGAGTGCCATTACACCAACACAAGACAGTGCGGTTTGTGATGAAGAAGTTTTAGCACTTGGTAAAGTCACCTTAAACTTCAAAGGGCGTGCCCGCTAATGGTTAGCTCCCTACTCCCAAACAATGCAACAGAATTTGAAAAATGCCTTGCTGAGGCATGCGATTTTCATCAAGATGTTGATGGTTCTGTTTTGGGGATTTCACGCTCTAAACTTATCACCCGCCCTCCCCGCTTCTTGCCGTGGCTCATTGAAGAATACGGACTTGGAGAACTTACACCTTATGTCCCAAACCTCTATGATTTAATTGATCAGGGTCTTGCCTGGCAGCGCTTGCGTGGCTCTCTTGCCGCCATTGATATAGGGCTTGAATGGCTCCAGATTACAGCACGCTTTCAAGGAGCATGGACAGGACGAGCATGGTGGAATTCCTTTCAACTTTACTTCGACAAACTCCCTGAACGAACACAGCTCGAAGCCATTGAAGCCATCGTGAAACTTTCCAAAAGTTTGCGCTCTGATTTTCGTCGTGGTGTCACTGGTTATGATGTGCAAGCCATGGAAGGCAATATGTCACGCCTTGATGACAGTCTGTTGGAGCGTGAGAGCGGTCTCTGCATAACAGCTGGGGGCACTTTGTTTTCCTTTGGCCGCACAACAGAGAGCACCCATCTTCTTAGTAAAGAAGAAGGCAAGCTTATTGGCAATTGGATCGATGATGGAGATGAGGAATTAAGCTTCGATCAGATTGATTACCCATGGGACATGGCAAACTTTCCGTGGTGTTCGGTCAAAAAGCATGAACGCGATATTTTGATGGCAGAGTGGTTTCATGGCCGCACGCTTTATCTCGTGTTAAGAGACACTCAAAATGCCGTGATTGGGTTTCGAAGATGCTATGCTGTAGCGCCTGTCGAAAAGGCTTTGGATGGGGTGTATAGCCATTCAGGCAATCAATTCCAGCCCTCACCGAGGGGCACGGCGCTTTTTATAGCAGCACAAACAGATTTTCGCGATGTTGACGGCAAGCAAGCCGCATTTGTTTCTGTTCTCGTTCATGCCACCCCCAAACAAGATATCCCCGTTGATATCCCCTTGGGCAAACTTTGGTTGGAGCCTGATGAACTGAAGGACGGTGTCGAGATCCTCAAAACGCCTGTCAACATTCCTTTGCGCGCCGATGTTCGCGAACAATTCAAGATTTTATTGAGGTTTTAAAATGAAGCATGAAAGTGGTTTACCCTTTGCAATTGACAGATCTCGCGGCAAAGAGGAACAACAAAGCGTTGTGTTCTATGGACAACGCCCCTTTATTCAAAGCGGTGAACTCAACGAGGTTCAAACCATCATAAGAGGGCGCCATGACCGTTTGGGGCGTCTTGTGGCATCAGAAGGTGACCGCGTTGAACGCGCCGACGCCTTTGTCAACAAAGAGATGAGGACCGTTACTTTAACAGAAGGTAAGATTTATATCGCCGGTGATATCTTTCCGGTCTTAGAAGCTGTACTCAACAATGTTCCTATGGTTGGGCGCTTGGAAATCGGTGTGAAGCTGCAAAAAAAATGGATAACCCATGAAGATGATCCAGAACTGTTAGGGCAAGTTGCCGGCACCTTGGCAGAAGGAGAACCCGGTGCAGCACGCGAAACAGCACAGCTTGTTTGGGCCCTCAAAGAGGATGCGCAAACCGGCACTTTCTTTCCGGTTTATATCTTACAAGATGGTGTTCTTATTGACCAAAAATCCCCCTCATTGCTTGAACCCGCCATGCAAGCCATTGCCACTTACGACCGCGCCCATGGCCATTATATCGTGAGTGGCTGCCGTGTGAGCGCCTTAGGACCAAACAATGGT